TGACCATATGGAAGGGACGAACTTTACCAAACGGGTCAGCAAGTTAAAGTTCAACATGGCCCAACGCAGAGCTACAAAGATGAGGAAAAAATCAATGTTTCCACTGGAATCGCCGTGATCCGTGATAGTAAATTTCCCTTTGTTATCAATGACTTATGATTAAGTCATATGACGGTCATATGACTTATGATTAATTTCAAGTTTCCTTTATAATCAATGACTTAGCGGCTACGATTTTTGTTGACAAAGCCTGATTTTTAGTCTATACTAAGGTATAAACTGAGAAAACAAAGGAAATGGTTATGAAAACACACAAAGAAAATTGCATATCTCATGTAATCGCAATGTTTGAAGAGCGCTTCAAAAAAGAAGATTTTATCTACATATCTAAGAAAATGGGTGTAGTAGATTTTAAAAATGAAGTGGCAAATGCTATCGTAAATGCTTCTAAATCAGGAAAATTTGTTCCGGGCGGTAAGGGAGATTGTGATATTTTTAAGATAAAAATCATGGACACAAAATCAGTTTTCGTGGTGTGGAATAAAGTTATAGGTTGTGCTGTAACGGTTCTCACTGGTGAAATGTTTACCAACATTGCATTGTGGGATAAGAAAAAGCTCATATAGGTGGTATTGTGACAAATATATCACACTTCCCCTAAATATCAGATAAAACGACATTAGGGATCATTATTCCTTTGACTTATCCTACTCAGTATGTTACTGTAAGGTATGATAAGAAATAAGGAAATAGAGATGACTAAGAAAACACGAGGATATACCGTCAAATACAAGTTGTATGGTAAGATCAATTTCGAGAAGAAATTTGAGACTGCCAAGGAAGCAAAAGGTTTCTTCTTTGGATACGTTGTGAAGACTCCGAATGTCACTGGCGAATTAATTTGGAACTAGGCTAAGATTCTTGTTGACAAAACCTCTTTCGTATGGTAATGTAAGGTATGATGAAAAATAAATCGACACTCGCAAAACTCCTCGCTGAAGAGGATATCTTCGTTGTCCACAAGAAGATGGACACGGCATATTTCAATCCCAAGTCACGGGAACTGGGTCTGCCCATCTGGAAGGATGAGGAGATGACCAAAGATATCTATGACCTGATGGTTTGCCATGAGATTGCTCACGCACTCTGGACGCCTCTCGACATGCTAGAGAGTGCTGCGGTTCGTAAGATTAATCACTCTTTTGTGAATATCGTTGAAGATGCCCGTATTGAACGGATGGTGCAGGACCGTTATCCCGGCTCTGTTGCGGTTTTCAATCGGGGATATAATGATTTGACCGCCAAGGATTTCTTTGGTATTGCCGACAAGGAAGTTTCTGAGTTGAACCTGATTGATCGGATCAACCTGTTCTTCAAGAAGCAGAAGGTTGATTTTTCTGAGGAAGAAATGGTCTGGGTCAAGCGGGTTGCAAAAACCAAGACTCCTGATGACGTTCTTAATCTCTCTGAAGAGCTCTACGCTTGGATGGCAGAGAACGCCCCAGAAGAAGGTGGTGATGACGAGAAAACCATGATTGATCCTAACGGTAAGTCTGGTGAAGGTGAAGAAGGCGAAACTGGTGAGGGCGATGGTTCTGCTGGTGACGATGGTGAAGAAACTGGTGGGGGTGATGCCCCTACCGATGATAAAGGTGATGAAAATGGAAATGATGCTCCTACTGGTGGGACTGATGATGTTCCCAATGATGGTGATGATGCCAATCCCGAAACTGAAACTGGCGAAACTACCGAAGAAGGTGGTGTAGAGTCTACTGGCCGAGGTGGACCGCCCAAGGCAGAAACCGATACTGATGCGAACAATGCTGGTGAAATGCTGGTTGATAAAAACGCAGCTGTTCGAACCTACGGCCGCATCCCTGCTCTTAAAGAAAACCTGATTATACCCTTCTCTGTAATTGTGGAACGGGCAACTGCTCACTATAATAACTCAGACTATACTGATTGGGTCAATGCGAAGAAGGCAGAAGTTGCAGCGATCAAGGATGATTCTAAAAAGACCGTTGGTTACATGGTCAAAGAATTTGAGATGAAGAAGGCTGCTGACCAGTATGCCCGTGCTTCTGTTTCCAAGACGGGTTCGCTCGACATGGGACGGTTACACACTTACAAATACAATGAAGACCTCTTCAAGAAAGTCACCACCCTGCCCGGTGCTACAAACCACGGCATGGTGATGGTTGTCGATTGGAGCGGTTCCATGTATGACAATCTGAAAGGTACTTTGTCCCAGCTGTACAACCTGATTTGGTTCTGCCGCCGGACACAGATTCCTTTTGAAGTCTATGCGTTCAGCGATAATCGAGCCCTATCTCCCAATTATTATGCTGATTGTGAAAAAATGCCAGATTTCAAGGCGGGTGACCTTGTTCTGAATAATTTCAAACTGTTGAATTTCTTCTCTAGCAAAATGTCCGTTAAGGATGAAATTGCAATGATGGAAGTTCTCTGGATGATCCCTTCATACTACACTGATACTGGTAGTTTTGCACTTCGTCCTACCTTCCCCGGATTTCTTGATTTGGGTGGCACTCCGTTGAATGATGCAATCGTTGCAATGATGGAAATCGTTCCCAAGTTCAAACGTGAAACTGGTGTTCAGAAAGTCAACACGATTTTCCTGACTGACGGTGCCTCAAACCGGCTGCCGGGTGTTTACGATTATCGCTTAAATCGTGATACTGGTGAACACGATAAGGTCATTGACGACATTCGTGGTAAGATTATGATCACTGACCCCAAGACCTTGAAGTCCTATGAAGTTAATGGTTATGATGTGACTGATGGTTTGCTTCGTATTCTCAAAGACCGTGTTCCTGATATGAACCTGATCGGGTTCTACATTGCGGGTTCTGGTCGCTCAGGCCGGGTTGACAAGCGCACTCTTTATTCTCTACAGAATGATATGACTATGGATAAAATCATGGAGCAGGTTCGGTTCATCAACAAAAACAAGTTCCTTGCTATCGCATCTAAGGGCTATGATGAGATGTATGTCCTTCCTGCGAAGGGTATGATGGTCGAGAACGATGGTTTGAGCGACGATCTGATTGGTGCTTCGAAGTCAAAACTGAAGACTGCCTTTGGTAAGTCCATGAAGGGTAAGGTTGATTCCCGTGTCCTACTCAATAAATTTGTGAAGTTGGTGGCATAGTGGTTGAAAAATTACTGTCACGCCCACGCCCTGTGATAAAAATGTCACACTTTACACCTAATATCAAAAAACGACATCAGGGGTCATTATTCCTTTGACAAATCCTATTGCGTATGGTATAGTTAGTTATAGTGAGAAAACAAACAGAAAGATTGAATATGTACCTATCCCCTCGTAAGAAACTCTTCGTTGACACTGCTACCGAAATGTTCGGTGAAGGTGCCGTTATTACCAAAGCGGAGAAGACCGCTGCTGCTGAGAAGGCCGGTGTGCCGTTCCCGACATGGTTTAAGGGTGATGATTTTAGCGTTGGTTACAATGCGTATAAATTACCTAGTGAGGGTGGCAATGTTGCTGCTCCTGTCACTGCTGCTCCTGCTGGTGCAGAGGCGACAATGGTAAATCTGGTTGCAACAAATATGGAAAGACAGAATCTCGTTCCCGCTAAGTTCGAAGGCTTCGTGCCTTGGGGCAATTTCTCCCTGATTGAGAAAGTTGTCAAGTCTGGGATGTTCTATCCTATCTTCATCACTGGCCTGTCTGGTAACGGCAAGACCCTGATGGTTGAAGAAGTTTGTGCCAAACTCAATAAGGAACTGATCCGGGTCAACATCACCATCGAAACTGATGAGGATGATCTGCTTGGTGGTTTCCGCCTTGTGAGCGGTGAAACCAAGTTCGTTCCCGGTCCTGTGATCGAAGCGATGGAACGTGGTTGCACATTGCTCCTTGATGAGTGTGATCTAGGTTCGAACAAGTTGCTCTGCTTGCAGCCTGTCCTTGAGGGTAAAGGTGTTTACCTCAAGAAGATTAACAAGTGGGTCACGCCTAAAGCGGGTTTCAACGTCATGGCCACTGCCAACACTAAAGGCAAGGGTTCAGATGATGGACGGTTCATTGGAACTAACATTCTCAATGAAGCGTTCCTTGAACGCTTTGCGATCACGATGGAACAGCCCTACGCTTCGGTTGCGGTTGAAACCAAAATCGTTAAGGGTGCCATGAAGAAGTATGGTGTTGATGATGATGAGTTCGCCAAGAACCTCGTAACGTGGGCTGACGTTATTCGCAAGACCTTCTACGATGGTGGTGTTGATGAAGTCATCTCTACTCGCCGTCTGGATCACATTGTGAAAGCGTTCGCCATCTTTGGTGACAAGATGCAGGCCATCGAACTCTGTGTCGCACGGTTTGATGAGGATACAAAGGTTTCATTCCTTGACCTCTACACCAAGATTGATGCGGGTATTATCACTGGTGAAGGTGAAGTAGAAAGCGTAGTTGACGCTGGATCACCAGCCGAAGCTCCCCCGTTCTAAAAAAGATTATGTTGGGGGTTGAAATATGATGTTTCAATCCCTATATATAATAGGTGGATGCCATTAAGGGTCCATCGTTTAATCTTGCTTTTTATAAGGAGATAGCAAAATGGTTACAAATGTGAAAACACTAAGTCTATTCGACAATATCAACCAACTTACACCCTACGCCGTAGGATTTGATCGGGTCTTTGATCAACTTAACGCATACGCTACAAATAATGCAGCGTCAACAGGGTTCCCGCCATATAACATCCGTAAAGGGGGTGAATATACTTATGCCATCGAAATGGCCTTGGCGGGTTTTTCAAAGGATGATATTGAAATCGAAGTAGCAGAAGGTTTGCTTACGGTTCGTTCTATCAAAGATAATGATGAAAATGATTCCAACATTTATCGTGGAATCTCATATCGTAAGTTCAATCGGAAATTCACCCTTGCAGATGACATTGTGGTGAACGATGCTTCCCTCGAAAATGGTATGCTCAACATTAACCTTGAGCGTATTGTTCCAGAGGAGAAGAAACCTCGCAAAATTACAATCAAATAATTTTGAAATAGTAGCGAAAGGGGTCTTGACTTTTAGACCCCTTTCGTGTATTATTATAAGAATGAAATTTAATAGTGGAGATTTATAATATGGTAACTTTTACAACAGGAATGGTGGGTGATCCCGGATTCGTTGATCCAAACAGCCCGGAAGCAAAGTCAATGGTTAATCCCTCTATAGAATACGATTTTGTAGAAAAACCTTCTGAAGAAGAAGTAGAAAATATTAGTACTGGTATTTCGGTTTCAATGCGTAATAAGTTAGCAGTCAATATTATGAGAGCTGAAATTCCGTTAAATATTGTTGATGAGTTGAATCAACATATCGATGACGTAATTGTTCCTGCTGGTCAAGACTTGTCAGGTGGATTAGTTGGCCAAATTAATCAAAATGAAAAATCTGCTCAATGGTTATTTCCTCATAATTATGGAGTTGGAGAGCAGTTTGCTGATGTTCTTAATCAACTTGCTAAAACATATATTAAACAGACTCTGGCCGATACTGGTGATGATGATAAAGAAATAAAGACTGATATTCAAACTATGTGGACTGTTCATAGTTATGCCGGTGATTATAATCCTCTGCATGATCATGGCACTCGTAGTTTTATGGGCCTGTCTTGCATTCTCTTTCTAAAGGTTCCCCCTCAGATTGAAGCTATTAACCTTCCATCTGAGGAAATGATTGCTGCTGGTGTCACGCCGGGGTTTCAAGGACTCAATGGTGCAAGTGGTGCTGTTGATGGATTTACTTATTTGTGTTGGGGTGTAAACGGTATGCGTGATGTTAATATGCTTCGTCCTATCACAGAAGAATATGTCAAACCAGAAGTTGGAACTATGATTATATTTCCTGCTTGGTTGCGTCATGCTGTTATGCCATTCGCTGGTGAAGGTGAACGTAGAACTTTCTCTGCAAATATTAATGTGGAGATGCAATGAGCGATTTTATTCATATGATACAGATGGAAGATACATCATTATGTGATGATATGCTCAAATACTATGACAATAGTGTTGAATATAAGCAGCGTGGATTATCTGACAGTGGAGATAAAGAATCAACCGATGTTGTAGTTTGGCCAAACTCTAGTAATACTACTATTTTGAAGTATTTAAATTTCCTTGGATCGTGTGTTGAAAGTTATCGAAAAGAATATGATGCTTTTACTTTTCCTATAGGATATGCCGAACCTTGGCTTATTCAACACTATGAACCAGGCGAAGGATTTCCTTCTTGGCATTGTGAACGTGCTACTCATCTAACACATCAGAGGGCTCTTGTCTTCATGACATACCTCAATGATGTTGAGGATGGTGGTGAAACTCAATGGTTGTATCAAGGCAAACAAGTGAAACCTAAAAGAGGGCTGACTGCTATCTGGCCAACAGATTTCACCCACACACATAGGGGTGTAATATCGCCAACGCAAACTAAAACAATTGCTACTGGATGGTTTAGTTTTCTGGATGCTAAAACTTCTCACCGTGAACTCACAAAATATTATAAAAATATTATTAATGAAATGAAGGTTAATAATGGCGAAGAATGATTACAAATATAATGAAGGTAAGACACTTGTTGAACTTCAAAAATACATCGACTCGACATATGATGAACACTATAGCAAGAACAAATATCAAGCTACAGAGTTCATCATCGATGGTGGACATGGTGAAGGTTTCTGTATCGGTAACATCATGAAATATGCACAACGATATGGAAAAAAGGGTGGAAAGAATAGAAATGATTTACTCAAGATTCTTCATTATTCTATTATTGCTCTGTTTGTTCATGATAAAGAAGGCGACACTTAAACTTCTTATGTGCTTTTCTATTATTGTATCCACTAGCAACCTGATACATCAGAGATGCTTGTAGGTTGTTAGTAGAACAGAACTTGGGCATATCGTTTATGATTAGTTCTTCCCCATCTGGCGTTGTCACAAGGTAGGTTTTGAGTTTGGATTTGTTCATATTATCAGTATTTGATTTTTTCTTTCCCTTCATTGATACAGACATTTTTTCTTTTGTTTCTTGGGAAGGTTTATACCATTTTCTAGATTCAAGTATCTTCTTCATAGTTTCTGGGTTTTTACTGGGATTATCATCACTTAACATTCTGGCTCTACAAATCTCTCTACGGACATCATCACTTTTGATTTGCCCAGATAACATATCAGCGGCAAACTTGTCTTGCCATTTACCATGCTCTCCATATAGTTTTCTGTGTGCTTCAGCGTGTTCTTCTACGGAAAGGACTACTATGTTTGATGAATGATTTAGACCACCCATATGACGGGGAATTATATGGTGTTTGTGACTTGACATTTGTTCTTCCTTGTGTTAGTATTAATACACTAAATGATAAAACTATTTATAATAGTATGACTTTTAACAAGTCATATATTGAAGGTGAAAAATAATGAAACTATCTACTGAAACTATCTCCGTACTGAAAAACTTCTCTACAATTAACGCTAACCTTATGGTGAAGGCTGGTTCTAGTCTTTCCACTATGTCTGCAATGAAGAACATTGTAGCGAAGGCAGATGTTACTGAGGAATTTCCCAGTGACTTTGCTATCTATGATTTGAATGAGTTCCTATCGGCACTCTCTCTATTCGGAAAACCCGATTTAGAATTTAATAATGACTTTGTTATTATCACAGAAGAGGGAACATCGGAATCTCTCAAATATTGGTTCTCTGACCCATCCGTGGTGACGACTCCATCTAAAGAGATTTCGATGCCCTCGACTGAGTTGATGTTTGCACTATCCAGTGAGACTCTTGACAGAATTACTAAGGCCGCTGCGGTTGTCGGTGTTCCTGATATGGCACTTGCTGGTGGTAAGTTGATGGTCACTGACAAGAAGAACAGCACTGCAAACGCATTTGAGACATCTCTGGATGTTGGTGATGTTGCTGCTGACTATAAGTTCTGGTTCAAGGTTGAGAACCTAAAACTTATTCCCGGCTCTTATGACGTTGAAGTGTCCTCTAAGAAGATTAGTCACTTTACTAACACTAAACTTGGTGTGCAGTATTGGATTGCATTGGAACCCGAATCTTCTTACAATGCCTAATTTGAGGTAGTTGAGAACTATCGTCCTTAAATCTCCGTTTTTATAAATAGTAGTAGGAACGGAGATTTAAATGATTTATCAAATTACGAATATTATTACTAACGATTTTTATATTGGATATACTAAGTTTACAGCAAAACATCGCTTCCAATCTCATAAATATAATGCCAAATACAATATCAAAAGTCATCTGTATAATAGTATGAATAAATATGGAATTGATAATTTTACAATTAAAGTTATACAAGAGGATGGACTTCTTAATCCCGATGAAGCATATTGGATTAAAACTTTGAAGCCAACATTGAATATGACTAAGGGGGGTGAGGGTGGAGATACGAGCAACTTTGAAAACTTTAAGATATCAATGAAGGAGTATCACGCAAGAAAACCAAAATCAGAATATGCTACTTATGGTATGCTTGGTAAGAAACTAACAGAAGAATCGAAAACCGCAATAGGTAAAAAAAATAGTTATCCTGTAATATGTGAAGGTATTGAATATCCAAGTATTGCTTCGGCCGAGCAACACTATAAGTCAATTGGTAAACCAAAGTCTATAAGAAAAAGGATTGATAATCCTAAGCATACAGAGTGGTATCGTCTTAGAGAAAAAAGATCATATCGTAGATTAACAAACGAACAGTAATAACATTTAAATATATAATGAAAGAATTGAATATGAAAGACACGTTTCTTTGGACAGAACTTTACAGGCCACGAGACATCAAGTCATGCGTACTTCCTAAGTCTCTAAAAAATTCCTTGCAATCCTTTGTTGACAAGGAAACACTACCCAATCTGATTCTCTCAGGTGGTCCGGGCGTTGGTAAGACTACTGCCGCCCGTGCCATGTTGGAGCAGATTGGTGCTACCTATATGTTTATCAACGGTTCTGAGGAGTCAGGTATTGACGTTCTCAGAACCAAGATAAAGAACTTTGCGTCTACTGTATCACTTGAAGGTGGTAAGAAGTATCTCATTCTTGATGAGGCAGACTATCTAAATCCACAATCAACGCAACCAGCCCTTCGTGGTCTAATTGAAGAGTTCCACAAAAACTGTGGATTCATTCTAACCTGTAATTACAAGAACCGCATTATCCCTGCACTACAATCTCGTTGTAGTGTGATTGACTTTGTGATTCCTAAAGCAGAGAAGAATAAACTTGCAACTCAATTCTTCAATAGGGTGATTGGAATCCTCAACGAGAATGAAATCAAGTTCAATGAGAAGGTTGTTGCAGAACTCATAAGTAGTCATTTTCCAGACTGGCGTAAAGTTCTGAATGAACTTCAACGCTATTCTGTGGCTGGTGAGATTGATGCTGGTATTCTGGTAAATCTTGGTGACAAGAATATCAAAGAATTGATGGCCATGTTGAAGAAGAAGGAGTTTACTAATGTTCGTAAATGGGTTGTCGATAATCTGGATAATGATTCAGATAAGTTGTTTCGTGCTGTTTATGATAATCTATATGATTATATTGACCCTAGTAGCATTCCTCATGTTGTCGTGGCACTGGGTGAGTACCAATATAAAGCGGCGTTTGTTGCTGATCTGGAAATCAATATGATGGCTTGTCTCACTGAAATTATGGGAAGGACAAAGTTCAAATGATTAAAATATATGATGATGTTGTAGAGGGTCATGTTGCAGAATTGATTGATTCATCGATGAAAACAGTTTCTTGGAAATATGATTATCATTCAAACAAGCTTAAACCATCACTTCATTGGCATGTCTTTTGCGGCAGTGACGAAACAGAGATGGTAGCAAATGGTTATGAGTGGGTTCTGCCTATCTGGAATTCTGCCATGCATAAGTATGATTTCAAAAAGACTTATGATGTTAAAACATATAAGCGCATATACATGAATGCTCATACACATGGTGTCGAACCTGTAATGCATAATGATGATGGTGATTTCACTATGATTTACTATCCACGAATGGATTGGAAACCTGAGTGGGGTGGTGGTACGCTAATTGATGGGCAACTCGTTCCTTATATTGGTAATAGTTTAGTTGTATTTGATGCACATTTACCCCATATGGCTATGCCTGTTACAAGGGAATGTTATGAATTGAGAAGTGTAATCGTATTTAAGTTGTGGATAGATTCAGCAAACCGTGAACGACTTGACTTCTACCAAGATTGATTTCTTAAAAAAGATAGGTTCTGATAAGGTTGGACATAGTGGTCAAACTTTATTGGAACATTTGATTGGTACTAGTACCAGATTAAAAGAACAGGGGTGTCCTGAGTATATGCAAGATGCTGGTTTATTTCACTCTGTGTATGGAACTGTTTATTTTATGCCAGAGGGTGGGTTGGTTGAAAATAGGCAGGTTATCAAAGATTTGATTGGTGAACAAGCCGAAGAAATAGTTTGGTGGTTTTGTCAACTTACATCTCCAAGATCAATTGAAATAAAGGAATGTTTTGTTGGTCAATTACAGAAGGATTTGATTATGTTAGATTTGATGAATAGTGAAGACATATATTCAAAGAGTATGATGACTTGGGAAGAAGCATATGACCTATGAACTAAAATCCTATCTCAAGGCTATAAACCAAACCAAAGAACCCTTGATGGACGGTGAAGATGAGGAATGGGAGAGGAAATATGTTCCCTTCATTGTCAACAAGTGTGTCGGTGCATTCCCTGATACCATCATGTTGGTGAATGAAATTAACCAACTACCAAATGTAGATAAGAAACTACAGTTTGATTTTCTTCGGACAAGTTTGCGTTCTAGAAAAAGATTTACTCCTTGGATAAAAGCATCAAAGATGGATAATTTAGAATGTATTAAAGAGTTCTATGGATATAGTAATGTAAAGGCTAAGGCCGCTCTTGATATATTGAATGATGAACAGATTACAATCATTAAATCTAAACTTTTTAAGGGTGGTAAATTGTAGTTTGATTATTCTCAAATAGTTAAAATGATTCTACAATAGAAGAATTGGTCATGATATTAGAATATCTCAAATCCTAAATAGTCTGAGGCCAAGGAAAAGGTTTACCCCGTGGTTGAAGGCGAATAAATTAGAGAATCTAGAGTATGTTAAAGAGTTCTATGGATATAGTAATGTAAAGGCCAAGGCCGCTCTTGATATATTGTCTGAGGACCAACTCGCCACTATAAGAAAAAGATTATATAAAGGTGGGAAAAATGGAAGATATTAATTGGACACAGGAGCAGATGTTAGAAATTGGTTTGAAAGAACCTGATGACTTTCTTAAAGTTCGTGAGACGCTATCACGAATTGGAGTAGCATCTCGCAAAGAAAAGAAACTATATCAGTCATGTCATATTCTGCACAAGCAGGGTAGATACTTTATTGTACACTTCAAGGAGTTGTTTGCTCTTGATGGTAAGAACACAAATCTATCTACCAATGACATTTCTCGTAGGAATACGATTGCAAAACTATTGCTTGATTGGGGATTGGTTAACGTCATTAGTGAGATTGGAGAAGTTGCTCCCCTCAGCCAAATCAAAGTTCTGTCTTATGCAGAGAAGAGTGATTGGGTACTCGAAACTAAGTACAATATTGGTAAGAAAAAAGAAGTCTAATGGAAAAGTTTAAATCATTCATCACTGAGGCTAAGGAACAAAAAGACAAAATTACTGTCTTAATTCTTACTGCATCAAAATCAAAAAAACCAGAGATTGTTACTGGTATGTTGATGTCTGCTTGTGAAGAACTTGGATTGTCTTGTTATCGAATTGTCACCACTGAGGCTTGGGTTTCAGAGAATAATATTGAAAAATCAACCGTGTCCATTAAAAACTATGACGGTGGAGAAAAAGATATTTTAGTTGAAACTTCTTCTACTGTGGTATTTGTTCGTGCGGGTGCTTTAGGAACTGAGATCGGCCTTGCCCTGTTGGGAACCTTGCAGAACGCTGGTTGTATGATGATCAATGATCGTGATGGAATGATGACATGTGATAACAAGATGTCATCCTACACTGCCTTTGAACGTAGTAACATTCCTACACCCCGTACATCATTGGTGAATAATGAGAAAAGTATTGCTGATGCTCATGAACGTATCGGCGGCAAGTTTCCTGTTATTATCAAAACTCTAACTGGTACGCAGGGTATCGGAGTATCTAAAGTTGAAAGCATGGAATCTATGATGAGTGTTATTCAGTCATTGTGGAAGTTTAATGCTCCGTTGATTATTCAAGAGTTTTTGAAAATCGATTTCGACATTAGAACTATTGTTTTTAACGGTAGGATTCTTGCATCAACCAAGAGAATTAAACCAGAAAAAGATTTTCGTTCCAATAGACACAGGGGCGCAACTACTGAACCTTACACATTAAGTGATAAGGAAAAGGAAGAGATCATTGCAGCGGCAAGATCAACAGGTGCCTATATGTGCGGCGTTGATCATGCTATTGTTGGTGGGAAGATATACGTTCTGGAAGTGAATGGTTCCCCCGGCCTTGGTTCAAAATTCCAGAATTATGATATTACGCAAGTACCGCAAGTTCCTACAAAGGACGAAGGTATCATAAAATATATGGTTGAATATCTACAGAATCCCCTACATAGAAGGTTTGCTTTTAATCAAGAATCTGGATTTCATGAAACTCTTGATATAGAGGGTTATGGACTCATACGATCTAAGTTTGATACTGGTAATGGTACGAAGGCATCTATGCTTATCGTTGACAAATTGGATGTGCAGGGTAAGACAGTTAAGTGGGAAAAAAACGGTAAGAAGTTTACAAGTAAATTGCAGGGTATTTCAAAACCAACTCATATCGGTAAGATGGCTGAGCGTCCTATAGTTCATGTTAATATCAAATTCAATAATATGAACTATGTTGATGTTCCTATCGGACTTCAAACTGAAGATGCTGCAAGCACCTTTCTTATCAATAGGGATTTGCTAACACGTTTTAAAGTTTCGGTGAATCCAAATCGTAAATTTGTTTTATCTGATTGGTCAGAACGAAGCGATTCAACAGACGGAATAGATTAAAATAATCCTTGACAATTCTACGGAAACCTGATATACTCTTATAATGAACTTCTACACAAACGTATTACAATACGGCAATTCTATTCTTGTCCGTGAGGTCAGGAATGGAGAGCGCACGACTCGTAGAGTTAAATATGAACCCACACTTTTTGATCTAGTTAATACCCGTGAGGAAACTGGATACAAAACTCTGGATGGCAAGAGTGTTCTGCCACACAAGTTTGAAACTATCAAAGAAGCTAAACAGTGGGTTTCTGCTCGTGAAAACCAAGATATCATCTATGGTAACACACAGTATCCCTATTGTTGGATTGCTGATGAGTTTCCTAAACAGGTTGATTGGGATTTGGACCAGATGCTCATGTACACCATCGATATTGAGGTGGAGTGTGAGAACGGATTTCCAAAACCAGAAGACGCAGCAGAACCCATGCTGTCCATCACTATAAAGAACTTCCAGAGTGGCCACATCCATGTCTGGGGTATCGGTGAGTTCGTCACTGAACGTGAGGATGTAACTTACATTCAGTGCGAGAGTGAAGTGCATCTTCTTAAAGAGTTCCTAGCATTCTGGGAAAACAATACACCTGATATTATTACGGGTTGGAACACTGAGTTCTTTGATATTCCCTATCTTGTCAATCGTATTCGTAACGTCTTCGATGATGATGAGACAAAACGTCTGTCCCCGTGGAAAAATGTGTTTGCCCGTGATGTTTACAAGATGGGCCGAACTCATCAAACATACACTCTGGATGGTATTTCTGCACTAGATTACCTTGATCTGTATCGCAAGTTTACATATACTAATCAGGAACGATACACCCTTGACCACATTGCGTTTGTGGAACTGGGTGAGCGTAAGGATGGTAATCCATATGAAACATTCCGTGAGTGGTATACCAAAGATTATCAGTCGTTCATCGAATATAATATTCAAGATGTGGAGATTGTTGACAATCTAGAAGACAAGTTGAAATTGATGGAACTTGCATTGACGATGGCTTATGATGCAAAGGTGAACTTTGTTGATATCCTCGGCACAGTGCGCTACTGGGACATCCTGATTTACAACTATCTGCGTGAGAGGAATATCGTTATTCCTCAAAAGTCTGATAACCAGAAGGTGGAAAAGTTCGAAGGTGCTTATGTGAAAGACCCACAGGTGGGTATGCACAAGTGGGTTATGTCTTTCGATCTTAACTCACTATATTCCCACCTTATTATGCAATATAATATTTCGCCTGAGACATTGGTGAATGGTCATATCAAACCATCTGAGGGTATGGTTGATAAAATACTAGAAGGCAGGGTCAGCAACGATACTGAGTATTGTATGACACCCAATGGTGCTTTCTTTCGCAAGGACAAAAGGGGTTTCTTGCCAGAACTGATGGAAGGTATATACAATGATCGTGTCAAATATAAAAGACTTATGCTCGACGCTCAACAGGAGTATGAGAACACTGGGAAGAAGTCTCTACTCAAAGACATTGCCCGATACAACAACATCCAAATGGCGAAGAAGATTTCTCTTAACAGCGCATATGGTGCTATTGGGAATAATTGGTTTAGGTATTTCGATCTGCTGGTCGCTACTGCAATTACAACGTCTGGCCAGTTATCTATTCGTTGGATTGAAAAGAGCATCAACATTTATCTTAACAAAATCTTGGAAACAAGGGACGTGGATTTCGTTATTGCTAGTGATACGGATTCGCTCTACATTACTTTTGACAGATTGGTTAGTAAGGTGTTTAAAGAAGGAGCAGACACTAACGATGTTATCACCTTCTTGGACAAGATTGCAAAAGAGAAGTTGGAGCCTTTTATTGACAAAAGTTATCAGGCGCTTGCTACACTAACCAACGCATACGAAAATAAGATGGTGATGGGACGTGAAGCCATCGCTGACAAGGGTGTGTGGACTGCTAAGAAGCGCTACATTCTAAACGTGTATGATATGGAAGGTGTTCGTTATAAAGAACCTAAGCTCAAGATTATGGGCATTGAAGCCGTAAAGTCTTCAACCCCTGCACCATGCCGTGAGAAGTTGAAGGAAGCACTCAAGATCATTATGAGTGGTGATGAGAAAATGCTAAATACCTTTATACAAGATTTTCGTGAGGAGTTTATGGCGTTGCCACCAGAAGATATCGCATATCCCCGTTCCTGTAATGGTGTTAAGAAGTTTCGTGGAACAGATCGTTTGTTTCTGAAGGGAGCTCCTATCCATGTGAAGGGAGCTATTCTATACAATCATCTGGTGGAGAAAAACAAGTTGGGCAACAAGTATCCCCTTATTCAAGAAGGTGACAAGATTCGGTTTATCCATATGAAGGAACCCAATATATATCAAGCCTCTGCATTTTCTTTTATAACAAAATTGCCAAGAGAGTTGGATATTATGAATAGCATTGACATGGAAACACAATTTAGCAAGGCATTTGTTGAACCACTACGATTCATCTCAGAAAAGATTGGCTGGTTGATTGACGATAGTTATGGAACACAAGGTAGTTTAGAGGATTTTTTCGGATGAGATATTATCGCTACACATTAGATGATCTAGAAAAAAGTGCATCTCGCAAGAGGTTCACTTACATTTCATTCTTTGCGGGCGGTGGTGGTTCATCAGCGGGTTATAAACTAGCAGGTGGTGATTGTCGTTTCGTGAATGAGTTTCAGCAAGTCGCAGTAGATACATATCTTGCAAACTGGCCCGGCACCTCAAATATCTGTGGTGACATCAAAAATATCACTGGACAACAAATCATGGAGATGACAGGAATTCAGAAGTATGAATTGGATATTCTTGATGGTAGCCCACCTTGCCCACCCTTTAGTATGTCTGGTACTAAAAAGAAGGGTTGGAATAAAGAGAAGATGGCCTATGGTATGAAGCAGAAGAACATCGAAGACTTGACATGGGAGATGATTCGGATTGCTGGTGAGATGATGCCTAAAGTTATTATATGCGAGAATGTCAAAGGTCTGACAATGGAATATGCAAAGCAGCATTTAGATCGTATGGTTACAGACTTTGAAGCACTTGGATATACCACTACATATAAGGTACTCAATGGTATTCATTTTGGTGTGCCTCAGAAGCGTCAACGTGTTTTCATCATATCAGTACGCAATGATGTTTTGGATGATATAGAAATGCCGTGGATGCTCATTTCATCTCTATTTCCAGAGGGTGTAATGAATGAAGAACCCACAATAGAGGATGCAATCGGTGATTTGCGTTTTATCTTTCATATTGAGAAGTTTAAATTTGGTTTAAATGTTCCCAATATTTCTCATGAAGTTCATTCACGGGAGCGCAACCAAACTGGTGAAAACCCAGTAACGGTTTCTATTCTTCAAATCTTCGGCCGTGCTGTTCGGACCAATTTTGGAATTACAGATTTAAATGTAAATTTCGTATCTGATGCTGTAGATTGGTTGGTTAAAAACTACAAGGCCTCTCCTGTTTTTGATGAATTGCGAGAATATATGATGTTGCAAAACTCTCATACCTTCTTTGTTCCTGACACTGAAACTTATAAAGTTGCTATTCCAGAGTGGAAAGAAGATTACTCTGCTCCACTTTTTATGAGTCAGTTCAATAATGTTGATCGCAATGGTTATAAAAAAACCATTTCTGCTTCTAAACAAGAACGTGATGCTGCATATAAATTAGCTCAAAAGGATCGTTGTGAACGTGAGGGTTGTAAGTGTTTTGAAGACTTTGTTACTAACCCGCCAATCGGTTCTGAGGAATTTCCTCTTTCAGAAGAAGAGCGTTTGGTGAATTATAAAATGGGTTTACAAGTAGACCATGTTGATCGCA